CCTTTGTCAGCATCAATTGCTTGCACTTGCCCTTGAACAGTTTGACCTGTTCTTGCATCTTTTAAATCATACCCAGTTATTAACGATTTAGGAAAATCTTCTCCTGAACTAGCAACTTCATAACTGACAGGTACTATCCTTAATTGACCTGTATTAATTTGGTCTATTATTCTTTTTTGATCTTCATTACCTTCGTCAAAAGTATTTACTCCTTGGTTATAAGGAGTTTCTCTTGTTTGTATAAAATTACTTGGGTCTGCATAATAAGCATTTTTTAATTCTTGTTCTCTACTTGCAAACCGTTGAGCATAAGATGGTGCTTCAGCATCTCCTATCTGATAATCTTCCATTAGCCCATACTGTGGGTCAATTCTTTTCAAAATAGGCAATATCTGTTGCAAATCTGCTCTGTTTAAATCTATTTCCTCTTGTCCACCATCATAACCTTCATAGACATATCGCAAAGGCGACTTTATATAGCCTCTTTGCGTTGCTTGTTGTTGCATGAATTCTTCTAGTGTCATTTAATCATAACTCATAGTCTGCCACCAATCTGGCTGAACATTACTAATGCCACCAACATCAAATAAAGCATTAGGATTAACTGAAGGAGTCCCTCTAAATAAATCAGCCCATAAACTAGAATTAGTTAATCCAGTTAAACCTTGTGAGCCTAGATTCAATAATCCACCTAATGTGCTATTTGGCCCTGTTCCACCTAATATTGCACTTGCACCTAATCCTGTTAAACCACTTAATGTAGCTTGCTTTTGGGCTGCTTGTGCGTTTGCTCTTGCAATATCTGTAGCGTTTTGACTTGTATAAGCACTTAAATAATCAGGCCCTGCTACGGCTGCTTGGTTATAAGGATTAACATAGCCTGGTGTTGTGGCTGCTCTTAATGAACCTAAAGATGAAGTTGGTAACTGATATTGAGTTAAGCCTTGACCAAAATTAGCTTGTCTTGCTGCATTACTTGCTTGTGTTCCTGCTAATTGATTAGCAAATCCTTGCTGTCCTAGTGCGTTATTAAATGCAGTATTACCCAAGTTCATGGTGTTCTGTTGTCCAAGTGCAGTATTACCAAAATTACCTGCAGCTAAATTTTGATTAAACATTTGATTCTGAATCTGTGAACCAGCTAATTGTGCTTGATTTAATAAGTCATTTTGTTGTTGTGCTATCTGTGTTTTTGCTCGTTTATAAGCCTCAGAGCCTGGCATTATTCCTTGATTAGCTAACTGTGCATCACTAGCTTCATTCTGTTGTTGAATCTGTGGATTTAAACGACTCATCAATAAACCAGTTGCTTTATCCCATCCTTCCATACCTGTACCTTGTACAGATGTTTGTAAGTTAGGTGCTTGTCCTACTCCTTGGAACTGTGGCCCTTGTCCTACCATTTGATTCTGATATTGACTTACATCAAAAGGTTGTGCAAAGTTTTGTTGTATTTGACCTGATAAGCTATTTATGGCATTTTGATAAGGTTGTGCAATAGTTTGATTTGCACTCCATATTGGATTTCCTTGTGCATCTGTACCTGTCTGTTGATACTGTAATCCACCAAAAGGAGTCTGTTGATTAACACGATTAGCAGCAGTTGCTTGTAATGCACCAGCTAAATTACCTTGAGCATTCGCTTGTGCAGCTTGTACAAAAGGATTAGAAGAATTAAATTGACCTGTCTGTGGTTGTCCAAATGGTGTTTGACCCATGAAATTAGGTTGCACAGATTGTGTATTCACAGGCTGTCCTTGAGGTTGTTGTCCCATACTAGGGTTCTTTAAGAAATCCTCATACGATTGATTTTGAAGATTAGCTATGTTACCTGAACCAAAACCTCCAAAGGGCATCATACGATAATCATCAGTTCCAAACTGTGGCATATTATTTAAGTAGCTTTGATACTGTGGTGACTGATAATATGCAGAATTAAAATTTGAAATATTGGGGTTTTGTGGAGTTGGCAATCCACCTTGTTGTCCTAACCCCATTAACCCTTGACTTTGATCAAATAAACCCATAACTTTCTCCTGTTAAAAGAAACCAAGTTATCGGTTTTAACGATTATACTCGATTTTCTTCAAAAACTATATAACTCCACCAGCTTCCATAACAAAATCGGTAGATGTCCAATGTACTTCAATTCCTTGACTTGCAATACTTAAATTTAACCCTGCACAGTAACCAATTCCTGTCACTCCTTGCCAATCTTTATTAAGTGTTAATGTTCCACCCCATATTGCTTGATCCCACAGACTTGTGTCCCATTTACCTAGATTCAATGGACTAGGACTAAATTGCACAGCACCTAGGTTATTCTGTTCTTGAAAGTCTGTCGATACATTGCATAAAACGCTTGGTATGCCATTATCTGTTAAGAACATAGGTCTTACCATTGTGAATCTTTTTTGTTGCCCTCTGGTCTCGAAATAGTTATAAGCTTGTTGAACTTGACCTGTGATGTTATTACCATTATCAGCATAAGTATCCCAAAACTTACCTACATAACCATCACCACCAAAATACATTTCATTAGAACTCATTTGAAAGGTATAAGCCTCAATGCCTGTAAATCTTGCCCATGACTTTGTAATAGAGTGCATGACATACTGTTCCATACCTGTAAAAGTCGGAATATTTAATATCAACATATTCTTACCAGCATAATATGAAATTTGCCAATTAGGTAGACTTGAAAACTGACTCGCTGCTTGACTTACTGCATAGTAAATCTTATCTGTAAGATTAACTCTAGGGTCTAATCGTGAGGACTGTAAAGCACTAGCAAGTGGTACAAGTCCATCTTGAGTAAGTAAAAGAACATCACCACCCCATTTGAAGAAACATCTTCTTGTAAATGTTTGACCTAATTGCCATACTCCTTTTAATGCCCAAGTCAATGCACTACTAGGATCAGTACCTAAAAAGACGATTGTTTCACCATTACTTGTTACAAATACAGCGTAATCATCTGCACCTTCGCCAGCGTCTATTGTCCATGTTGCCATTGCTTGTAAATAGCCACCATTTCTTGCAATACTACCGAAATCTAACTGACTTGCTGCACCACCGATGCTTTGAACAGGCATATACCAATTACTTAAACTGTTTTTTTGCGTAAAATACAGTCTGTTTTTAAAAAGATTTACTCCAATAAATGTATTTGAATTAACTCCTGTAATTCCTAAGACTGTGTATGTTCCTACAACTGTTGCATCGGCTGCAGGTGTACTTGCCATTGTGTAAGTAAATGTTGTTGCACCTGTTACTGTAATTCTAAAGTTTCCGTTATATTCACTACTTGTAGCACCTGTAATTGTTACTTGATTATTTGTAACTAACCCATGAGCAGATGCAGTTGTTAAAGTAGCTGTAGTTCCACTTTTTGTAATTGTAGATATAGTCTGTGCAGTCGATGTTGTAGCTACATACGACCAAAATGTTCCGTTATAGACTAGAACTGGGTCTGCACCATTACACGCTACTAGAAAACTACCACCAGAGTTAGTTAAAGATACAAATTGAAACCTATTATTCGTTAATCCTGTAAACACGCTTGTCGCTGTACTTGTTGAGGCATCATAAATAACTGAAGTACCTATTGCAAACAGTTTATTACCTGTTGGACTAGAGTAATTCATCAAAGTATTTACTTGACCTGTAATACCTATTGAATACTTGCTAAATCCTTTCCTAAAAGTAATATCTGTAGGTGTAGGAAACCAGTTATTCATTGTTACAGCATCCATTGCATCCATGTTTGCTAATGAATCCCTTGCGTTCCAACCCCCAATAGGCGATGGTATAGAGGCTGTCGTTGCTTTCCTTTGTTGTGGAATCATGAGCCATACCCTGTATCAGGAATATTAGCGTACCCTATCAATACCTTGCTTGGATAAGGTGCAAAACTCAATGTAGCACTACCCTTATCGTTTGCTTTAGCTACACTCAAATACCTTTCGTAATCTTGTTGTAGGCTTGTAGTATCAAAGCCTTTAATTTGGAAGAACTTGAGTTTAGTAGCAAGCACCATGATTGTATCGTCAAGGAAAGTCGTGTCAGTATCAGCAGTAAAGCTGTTTTTAACAGTTCCAGTTGAACTTTCAGCCCACCCTTTTGATCTGTATTCATATCCTAGATACTCCTCTGTGTTCATTAATGGCCAAATATGAAAATACTCGCCATAGATTCGCCATCTTACCCTTGGGCCTGTTGAAATATACCCTGACTTTAACCATTGCCATTGCTGTGCATCCTCTGGCCCTAACATTTCCCAATGTTTTGTCTTGTCCCAATGAGTTCTATCTGTAATAGTCTCGTAATCACTTGGTAAATCATATTCCATCTGACCAAATGTAAGTGCTATGCCAACATTAGTTGCTTCTAAAGGTTGATTGAGTGTGACAGTAGAACCAGACACAGAAACAATAGAACAATCTTGTGGTATTCCTGTGCCAGTTACTTGCCATTTACTGCTTAAATTTGTTGTATTTGCTACATTTAACAGATTGTAAGAACCATTTACACCATCGCCAGTCGTACTAATCGCTTGTGTGTAGAAACGATATTCCTTTTGCAATGCTCGCCAATCGTATTCTTTAATTAGGTTATAACCAGCACGATTCATCAAAGCTAACAACTGAATTACATCTTGCTGAGTATTGCCTGCGACATAAGTTGGTGCAAGTAGACCTAGTTCACTAGATGTTTGTTGCATGAGTTCGAGCATTGTCGATGACATATTATTCCTCTACTTTTGGTTTCCTACCTCTTTTTTGACCAACGGCTGCAAGTAGAGATGTCAT